TTTTGATTGAACGTAAACAGCAATAGCTCCTCTTGTTGCTGCTGGTAATGCTACAGCGCATGCTGCTGCACCTGTGTAGTTAACGACTGCAATAATCCCATCAGCGATAGAAATATTTGCAGCTGTTGCTGTGTCAGCTAAAACCAAACCTGTAAGGTCAGGCATTCCTGAACTCATTCTTGTTGTAATTGCACCAGTAGTTGCATTTTTAGTAGCCATTTGAAAGCCACCTTCTGAACGTACCGGTCCGTTAAATGTTGTACTTGCCATAATTTCTCCTTGTGTATAGCGTTCGTTATGTCGTCTCTATACCGTCTGCCTAGCCAGTCGACATAATAAATTTATCTAGGTCTTTTCATTATACATAAAAAAAGGGGCAGTGTGAACACCGCCCCTTAATTTTCTAAATACTGTTAATTAGTATTAGCTAGTTGGTAAGTTTCCGTTACCAAATACACATCTTGGATCAGAGAATCCAAAAGAGTATCTTTCTCTAGCTTTGAATCTAACGTTACCAGTATCGAAGTCACCTTCTATCGCAGTTTTGATTGGCGATCTAACGAAGTGTTTAAATCCGTTAGGGATGTCAGTCAAAATGAAGAATGAATCTGTGTCAGTTAAAAAGTTATTAACTCTGTAACCTTGAGGAATCATTCCCATTGAAGCGATAGCATTGATGTCGTTATCTGCAGTTCCAACTCTTTGAGGAGACTTCATTAATCTCTCAGCTGTAAATTGTAATTCTTTTGGAATTATCATTTTTACACCTTGAGTAGCGATTTTTAAGCCTCTTTCATCTACGAATCCTGCGATGTCGATCAATGATTGCTCTAACGAAGTTTCGTTAAGATCTGCAGCATTTGCCAATACATTTGAGAAAGTACCACCAGTTGCAAGTGGGTGTGAAGCATTAATTAATGATACTCCGTCACCACCTGTTACAGTAGTTTTCTGTGCATTGTTTAATACGTTTGCAGCTTTAACTTGCTTCGTATTTGACATAGATCTTGCTAATGCTCTTGTGTATCTAGCAGCAAGTCTGTCATATAGGTTATCTTCGATTGCTTCCTCAGTGATTGAGAATGCTAACGCGATTGTATCGTGTGTGTATCTAGCTGTGAAAGTTTCACCTGCTTGATCAAACACTACTCCCGCACCTTCTTGTTTAACTGGTGCTGAAGCGAAACCGCTTAACATTACTTCTTCTTCGAAAGCTCTGTCAGATGTTTCAGATACGTAAACTTCAGCATGCTGATTTTCGTATCTATTGTATTCCAGGCCGAATAAAGCATTCAAACCTGGCTCTAGTTCTTTAACTAGTTGTGCTCTTGATATTGCCATAGTTTATTCTCCTTTATTACGCAACGCCTGTTCTGCTTCTATATTGGTGGTGGTTTATTCTCACCAAGATATTAGCGTTTGATGTAGCTGTATCTGAATTATCAGGATCTTGTGAAATATCGATCGCTTGTAATACGAAAGATACTGTAGTTCCTGAATTTGATACATCTAATTGTGCTTTTGATATACCTGTTTCAGTAACACCTGTAGTGTTCGTAACAGCATAGTTTCTAAACAAGTCCGCTCTTGTAAACGCTTCATCAGCATCTACTAAGAAGACCGCATCTGGGTCATCCACAACAAAAGCTGTTATATCACTCGCAGCAATACTACCTGGGTAGTAATTTCTGAAAGTTGGCTTTTGAGTAGTTGGATCTGTATAAAACACGCCGTTAAAAACGCCCACAGCCGCAGTTGAAAGACCAGCATCTGAACCTGGATTATATTTTTCAATATTTCCAGTTGATACTGCTACAACTAAGTCACCTTGATAAATCGCAGTAGCGTAGTTGTTTTTAACTGTGTATCTGTTTTGGGCTCCTACAAGTGGTGTACCGTCAAGTTTTCTGTAAGGTCTTAGACCAAACTTTTCACTTACGTTTGCCATAATTATAGTTCTCCTTATTAACGTTTATGTTTAAGACCCTGTAGCAATTGCAAAAATATTATTTCTTGCGACTACCACCAAAGGTCACTCTAGACTGTCTATCAATATTGATAGGCATGTCTGGGTGTTGTTCCTTCATGAGTTCTCTATCCACGGCTTCCATCCTATCTTGAGTAATTCTACTAAAGTAGTCTTGCCTTTGTTTCAAGATCTCTTCAGGTATCCTTGCCAACACAAGGCCCCCAATCCCGATTAACCCCTGATATTTACCGTCGGTAAAAACTGGATATTTATTGGCACCCATTTCATTTTGCACTTGTTCTGCAGAAACGAAGTCCCAACCTTCTCTCAATTTTTTCGATACATTTGAAGTATCGTCAAAACCCGCAACGGATACTCTTATCCATCTGTGGGCATACCCTTTTGGTGCAGGTGGCGCATCCAAACTGGATGGTGGAGTCCAAACTTTTGGAGCATCGTTTGCTTTTCTAGTTTCTGACTCGCGTGAAGTTCTTTTTATTTCAGTCATATTATATATCCTCCTTCACGTATCTAGCGTATTCCTCTAGTGGCACCCCTAATCTTTTAGCGATAGCTACCTGTGATTTGGTGAGTTTCACAGTTCGGCGTCCTTGTTGTTTTCGGCCGGCTGAAGCAACAGTTTGGACGGGTTTCTTTTGCTCCTTTTTTTGCTCGGCGTCATCAGATGCAAAAGACGCAGGAAAATACTTCCTTAGTCTTGCATTGACTTCATTATAATACTCATCACTATCGACTTCAAGACCCTCGTTGGCCAAGTTGTTATGAATAGTAATTGCAGCATTAGTCATGACTTCGTCCTCTCCAAACCATTTATTTTCCTCAGCCCATTTCTTAGCTTTTGGTGTAATATTTGGTTGTTGTTCTTGAGAGAGAACACCTTCTTGAGGTTTGCTTTCAACGTTTTGTTGTTGTTGTTTTTGTTTTTCTTCCTCTTCTTTTTTCATTTCAGCTCTATGAGCAATCTCTAATCTTGCTTTTTCTTTTTCGACAGCAAGTTTAGTTAAAGTATCATTAGCTTCCATGATCTTATCTACATCATTCTTTTCAATAGCATCTCTGAGAACATTTTTAGTTTGTTCTCTTTGAGCATCTACTCTTGCATCTAATTCTTTCAGATATGATTCATCTGTGGAATTAAACTTTTTGATTGTAGATTCATACTTCTTCTGTAAACCTTTAGCATAATCCAGAGCAGCTTTTTCTCTTCTTTCTGCTTCATGTCTTTTTCTAACAAGTTTATCAATTCTTTTTTGAACAGTGTCAGTATATTGATTTAAGTTGTCTTTCTTTTCTTCAGTTTTAGTTTCAACCTTTTTTTCTTCTTTTGGTTGTTCTTCAACTACTTCTTCGATAGCAACTTTTTCTTTTTCTTCTTCTTTAGGTTCTTTACTGTGATCAGTATAACCTAAATCAACCTCGCCTACGTTTAGACTAGGTTTTTCATTTTCTTCCTTTTTGATTTCCTCTTTGACTTCAACGTTTTCTTCTTTAACGCCGTCGGTATCGAGGTCTACCTCTTTTTCTTTACGCAATAGCGCTTCCGCACTATAGTCTTTTACCTCTGCCATATATATCCTCCTTTATTAAAATAAATGGAGAATATTTTCTGGGTCTTTTATTTTTCCTATTATCTCGTCGTCATTAAGAATACGGTGTTCACCATATTTAGTTTGAAATCTTGAACCTGAGTATCTTCCATAAATAACAAATTCACCTTCTTTACACCAAGCACCTGTAGGGAATTTTTCTTTGTCTTTAAAACAAAGATCACCCATTTTTACAACAAGTCCTACGACTGTAGTCATTTGAATTTTGTCATGAGTTTCATCAGCAAGAAGTAAACCACCTTTGGTTTTTTTCTTGCCTGACCATGGACGTACTAACATTCTATAACCAACTGGTTCAGGAATGATTTCAAGATATTTCTTAACTTCTTTCGGATCTCTAGGAATTTGTGATTCTTCCTCATTACCTTTATCTTTTTTTTCGATAATTGGTATTTTAGGTTTAATCAATTGTACCATCTATATCCTCCTTTTGCAGGTTTTTAATATCCTGAAGCAATGCCTCGTAAGCATTGATTTTGCCTCTAGCATACATTAATTGTTCTACCGATTCAACACTATAGCAAATGTGATCTTTAGAACTCTTAATCTCTTTGTGTAAGTGATTTTTAATTATATCAACTGTTGTTGGATCTAGCATTTTTTCTCCAACAAAGCTTTATTCTCACCTATTTCTATCGTTTTAAAATCCCAACTTTCTAATATATGAGCTATTTTTTCCATTCCATAATATTTAAAATCATCAAATACAAATCTCGTATTTTTACCTGATCTATCAGCAAACCATATTGCTTCTCTTAAAACGTCTTTAGTTGTATGAGGTCCGTCAAAGAAAACAAAAGAAAAAATCATTCTTTTGTAATTATCATCGTTCATAAAATCTATATCTGTTTTATTTACAAAATGATATTTTCCTCTTCTTGTGTATTCTTCAAAATCTTTAATCATTTGATCTCGCATTGAGTTTGGATAAGTTGGTGGTTTCC